TAGTACCTTGCCTTTGTTTCTCATTCTCATACCTTTTTCCAATCAGATACTTTTTCTGACCATCAGTTATATTTCTTCTGCCAAGTTGATTGTTAATCATCCATTCAATTGCATCTTCTTTGAAGTCAAAACTTTTTTCAACTGTTTTAAATTCAAGGCCCCAACGCTGGGCAATTTCGTGCCGGTTGTGCCCATCAATAATAAAGCCTTGCCAGGTAACAATGGCCTCACGTATCCCTTCATCAAGGCAGTTAGTTTCAAGCTGGGCAAATTCTTCTTTGCTGAGTGGTGGAATCAGCTTTTTAAATTCTTCTTTAATCTTTAAATCTTGCATACATAGATACATTAAAAGGTAAAGCCTCACGCTCTGTTAGGACTTCACTTCTAACATTGCGCAAGGCTTTTAAATCTTTAAGTTCTTATTGTGAAGTCGAACTATTATACCACAAATATACAATTCTTATTTTACAAATGCAAATAAAAAAGCCTGCTATCTTTCGACAACAGGCGCACGGAACATCTTAAAACTAAAACTATCAATGAAAAACTGCAAGTGAATTTTGAAAAAGCGCATTCTCCCCAAAATGCGCTGTGACCCATTTATTAACCTGGTACAAATTTAGAATATAAAGTTCAATAAAAAAATTTTATTTGTTTTAAAGTATCCATTTTTTATAAATTTGTTAGCTTTGATAATGATATTTTTACAACCATGCCCCGGTACCAAACCTTTGCATTATCCCCTTCCACCTTTACCAGTTGCACCAAGCCCGGCAGGCCTGCGCATTTGTAGTAATTGCCTTTTATGTATTCTATCATAGTATTTGGCTTTTAAAGTCTTCCAAACTCCGAACTAATAAATATTTAAATCCAAGTGTTTCTACTGTTTGTTGAAATTGCTTTTGCTTGTCGCTTTGCTTTCCTATTTCGGTTTTTACTTCAACAAATATAATTTCATTTAGTCTTACTATAATCAAATCAGAAACACCTGCAACAACACCAGTTGCTTTTAGCAATAAAGCTTCTTTTATGTTTCTTGTCCCTCCGTTTGGAACTGAAAAAATAATACATTGCGGATCATGGCTCTTTAAACAAAAGTTGTTATTATACCATTTATAAATTTCCGCCTGAATGACATTTTCTGGAATCATTGTCTTTTATTTTTTAGAATTTCCAATACATAATTTATATGCCATTGATTAAATTTTTTATTATACTTTTCACACCATGTTCTTAATTCATTTATCATTAAATTATCCGCATATTCATCAGTAACAATTGAAATATATTTACTTTGATAATTATGAATATGGTCTGCAATTCTATAAAGAACTGCATACTCACTCCAGCCTCTTTCAGCTGCCATTTCATATAACTTTTCAGTTGGAACATTTATTGGTTTTTCCCTCAGCAATAAATATAATTTCTTCTCTTTTTCCTCTTTTTCCTGTTGCATCCTTTCTTTTTCAAAATCATGACCACAAGATGGACATTCTATTTTTCTAGTGTGCAATAAAAATCCGCATTCTGGACATTCCTTTGAAGGAGCAACACCGCCTTCTTTATTTTCCTTTTTGCTTCCTTTTTCAAAGTACTTTTGCCAGTCTATGTAATCGTCATAAAATCCATGACGTACAGTGTTTTTCCCAAAATCCAAAACTAAGAACTTTTCTTTATTTTCATGTATTCTGGAGCCTCGCCCAATCATTTGAAAATACAAAGATACGCTTTTAGTCGCTCGGTTTAAAATTATTACTTCTACAGACGGTTCATCAAAACCTGTGGTCAAAACTCCCACGCTGCACATTATTCCGTTTGCATTTTTTTTAAAATCTTCAATTATTTTTTTTCGCTCAATGTCTGGCGTTTCTCCAGTTATACTATAGACAGGCAAGTTTTCAGATAAAAAAGCATTATAAACAACTTCATTGTGTCCAACATTTACGTTAAAAATCATTGTTTTTTTACCAGCAGCTTTAGACCAATAAGCATCGACGATATTTTTTACCAACTTTTCAGAGCTGTAAAACTCTTCCATTTGCTTTTCGTCAAAATCTCCTCCCTTAATTTTAAATTTTGCTTTTTCTACCAGGTCAGATGCAAAACCATAAACATCGCAATTAAGCAAATATTTTTGTGTTATCAGGTTAGATAGTTCAATTGGTTGTATAAGTTGTCTGTAATATGGCTTTAAAGGCTTTTCAGAAACTGGCGTCGCAGTTACTCCAACAACTTTTGTATTTTGATTTTCAAAAAATGGCAGTTTCTTAAAGTTCCCGATATGGCATTCGTCAATTATCACCAATCCAAAATGTGGAAGCAAATCAAGTCTTCTATTTAGTGTTTCTACCATTGCGACATAATAGTCATAATCATGCGGAATTACTTTAACTCCTTTCTCAATCCTAAAACATCTTTCGCCCAAAGATTTATAGGCTTGGTTTAACAGCTCTGTTCTATGTACTATTATTAAAACCTTTTCGATGTTTTCGGTAAAGTGCCTTTTTGCAAGCTCACAAAATGTAAATGTTTTTCCAGATCCCGTTGCCATCTGTAAGCAGCAATTTCCATCAGTATTTTCAATTGCTTCAATGGCTTTTTTTTGATAATCTCTTAGCATGTTATAAGGTTTACAAGTTTACAGATTGGTTACAGATATTTTTTATAAATCTGTAAACCTCTTAAGCCGCATATAATGGCTATTTTTTTATAAAGGTTTACAGATTACAGATTATTATTAGTTTTAAAAACTTATAAAAATATTTTTTTTAAAAAATATGTCGCGTTCTTTTTTTATATTTTTATATAGGCTTTTAGAAAAAATCATTTTTTTGTGTAAACCTGTATACCTTTTGAATGAAACCACGACTAATACAGCGTTTTGAGGTTTACACATTATTGTAAAAATCTGTAAACTTTACTCAAAATTCAAGTCAACATTGTAAATTCTTTTAAGAGAACCTTTCCTTTTTACAACAACTTGATCAAATCCTAATTTTTTTAAAGTCATACCAATTCTTTTTGTGTTTGTTTTAATAGTAGGATATTTCATTTCGATTGCTACTTTTATGTCCGTTGCTGTAAGTTCGTTGTAAGGAGATAAAGTTGTATCTGCTAAAATTTCATCCTCAACACAAACTTCCATGTTCTTAATGTTTATTTGATTAAGGAAATTAATCTCTTTTGAATTTAAAAACCATGCTTTTTTGTCTGATTTCCAGTCGTTATATAGCTCAATAAATAGCTTAGTTTTGTCAATTTTTTTATATTTGTCAATATCAAAACCAATAATATTTATAGGAATTATCCTCCTATTACCAGTAGGGTCATTGATTACCTCTGGATCATTGGAAGTTCCACCTAGTACTGCTAACCTGTTTAAATCTTCAGATATTCGTCCGTATGGAGCGCGAATACTGAATGTTTGCTGCGAGCTCAAACGCTTTAATTTTGTTGCATCCTTCTTTGATTTTCCGCCAAATTCATCGTCCACAATTAACAACTTTTTGCACATCAATATTTCAGAGTCTTTTCCCTCATCCAGATTACTTTCCGCATAGTATTTTTTCAAATCATCTGGCAATAAGTTTCTAAAAAATTCAGTTTTGTTTGTTCCCTGTTCGCCGATTAAGACTAAAATCATAAGCGAATAAGTTCCGTGAGCACTTCCGATAATACCTAGTAACCATTTTTTTAAATAAATATCAAGATAATCATCAACATAGACTTCTTGATCCTTTACAAATAGCATAGGTTTAATTTTAAAACATTCTTTTAGCTTTTTAAACTCATTGTCAGCTATTATATTTTTATTGTCTATAAACCAATCCTGTATCGGATTGTAAGTTGGAGTATTTTCCTTTGACATTATCAAAGTCCAGATTTTTTCCTTTGATATACTGTCATCAATTTTCTGCCAGACCTTTGCGTAAAAATTAGCAAGTAATCTGTCATCCATGTTTATTCCGTTAATCTCAAAATTCCTAGTTATATCATTAAACTTTATTTTGTTTATTTTAATGAGCTCAACGATCTCATCAATTTGTGTTTTTTCTTGAACTGGTTTTTCTAATTTTTCAACTATATTTTCATCATCAAATATCCCCATTTCTGCTAATAACTCTT